CCATACCCTTGAACCAACCTCGTTTAGCTATGTGTGGTATCACTTTCTTCTTGAGGTTTGCAAGCCCTTGAATTGATTGCATAAAGTTCTCGACACATTGGCTTGCCTCACGTTGGTTGACACGTAGTATCTGTGCTATCTTACCTGTCCCTGCCCCTAGAAGGAATGCATAGATAAAAGTCTTGGCATCATCTCTTGTTATGTGTGACATGCCCAGTGCTTTCTTGTTTAAGTTGTGTATGTCAGTCTCATTCTCTTTCTTACCTGACACAATAGCATCTACATATTCTTCTGACTTCATCAGGTGTGCAAGAACTCGCAGCTGTATGCCTTCAGCATCAGTACCCACTAGGTAGTTACCCTTCTCGACACCCCACAAGGCTCTAAACTGTCCGTCATACCTATGCTTCACCTCTTCCACTGCTGACTTAGGTGTACCATGGAACTCTGATGGTATGTTAGCTTGGTTAGGAGCCATGTGTGCCATGCGTCCTGTCCATGCACCAAGGTGTAAGAACCTACCATGTATTCTGTTGTCATCACCACAGTGACCCAACCATTCTACCAGTGATGATCGTCTACCCTCAAGTGTCAGCCATTCAGCTAATCTTTTACCTCCAGGTGGAGCATCATCAGGTAGTGTCTCAAGGTTAGCTTCAGATAACGTCCACCCATACCGAGCAAACTTATCTCCACGATCTTTGTTTTTGTTCTCTATCATACTGTATGTGTCCCTTTGTTTTCTCGTATGGCTGCCACCCTGCATCCCATAGTCTTTCTATTCTCATCTTAGGTGATGCTGGATTAAACTCTATCCAATCGTAGCACACTAAGTCAGGTGGGTTGACTGACCAATCGACAGTTGTCTTAAAGTATTTCTCTCTGGCCTTTGTCACACTTGCCATGACAGTACCATCCTGTTTCTTTCTGTACTTAATCCTGTTCACTTCCTCTAGCTGTGGTGGGAAATCACGTTGGAAGCTGTCCGTTAGTTCTGCCATACGTAACTCAACCTCATCTAACAGGTGGTCAGCCTTATCTTTCTCGAAGTAGAACCCTGCTGCTGTCATCTCCTCACATAAGATCTGTATGTCATGCTCACATTTAATAGCATCCTGTAGATCAGGGTCAAAGATTGTAGACTTAAACTTATTGTATAGTCTAACTGTAACCTCAACATCCTGATGACAATAGTCAATCATCTCTTGGGTAAGTACCTCAAACTGATCAAAGCCAATCTTAAACTCACCTAACCTTTGACCCCATGCCTTGAGACTGTGACCACCTTTGATGCTGTAGTCTATCAGTCGTGACATGATAAGAGTATCTATGACATCAGTTGGTTTAATCAGGTCGTATTGTACCAAACGATTGATAACTTTAACATCGAACCCTATCCCATTGTGAAAGACAAACTTATCTGTTTCATTACATAACTTAATGAATGCTTCAGCCTCTTCAGGTATAGTACACACATTAAGAAACTCGTACTTCTCTTTGCTGTCAACATCCTGAGCACAGATCACATGTATCTTAGTAGCATCCAATGCGTCTGTCTCTATGTCCATTGCAACTATCTTCATTCGTTACCTCGATCCATCCATGTCATCCATAGACATAAAGATAACTCGTAAGGCCACATGACAGCCTTAAATCTCATAGAGTTAGCATCCCTTGGTGCTTCAAGTATGATATGTATGGTGTTCATAAGGACGTAGTGATTGACAACACCCAAGAAATATATTCCTGCTGCTATGTATACTAACGGATCATATTCTAGTAACTGTTCCATCAATACTCCCCATATTTTTCTGATAGGGTAAAGCTATCGGTGTTAAATTTAAGTTGACCTGCGTATCCTGTAGGACCTACTGGTCTGTTCTTTGTGACTAACAACTTAGTTGTATTCCTTTCGTCAACATCCTCTGACATCTTATCTCTTTGTAATTCTACAACAACGGATGCTCTTTGTTCTATCATACGGCAGTACTTAACAGCACCATCATCATTTGTATGTCCGATTGTTACAATGCCTACGCCTAACTCAGCTGCTAACTTAGATAATCTGACAGATAGATCAGCAAGGAATTGCTCTTTGCTTTCATCGCCACCCATGTTGGCTGCTATGTCCTGTATAGGTTCAAAGAATATGTACTGAACACCACAAGCCTGTGACAGGTAACGTATATGCCCAAGTATGTCAAGTGGATCATCCTCGTCATTCAAAAAGAACTGATATAGCCTCTCATCTTTGGTTAACTTAACGATAGCATCTCGTACTCTCTGTTCAGCACCATCCTGAGCTATTAAATCCTTACGTGTCAGGTTCTGGTTCAATTCGTATGACACCAACCCAAGTAATGATCTTAACTTTGTCTCTTCCATGTGCCATGCTGCAATGTTTATCTCAGGGTGGTTCGTTAGTATGTGGTACTCAAGGTATCTCATGAATTCTGTCTTACCTATACCAGTCTGAGCCTTGAACAAGGTGAAGTGTCCCTGCATAAGCCCCATGCATAGGTCGTCGAACTCCTGGACGCCTGTCTCTACATACACATGGCTCTCACTCGTGTTGTACATCTTTAAGAACTGATCCGATGTATTGATTATGTTTTCAGGTGTGTACTTCTTAGCATTAAACCATGCATTGTAAAATTCTTTTCTTGCCCCTGCCTCAAGGAACTCATTAGCATCCTTGTATTTGTCATGCTGCACCCTGTAAACTTTATTAGGGTATAGGTTAGCTATGCGTTGAGCTACAGCATTGCCTTGTTCATCATGTTCTATCGACAGTATGATCTTATTGAATGACCCTAACCAATCGGCTGTCTTAGTCCATAGCTTATTACTTGGGGTAGCTGATGGTAGTGACACAAATGCTGATGAATATTTCTCTGAGTTACACATTTGGTATGCTGACATGGCGTCTAGCTCACCCTCTGTTACAGTTACGATCTTACCTGAACCTGCATTCCATAGGTTCATACCGAATAGTTCATCTGACTTTAGGTTGGTAGCTCTAAACTCTTTAGGGAAAAACCTAGTCTTGATACCGCCTGATGGGTAAGGGTATTCTTGCTTAACCTCTTTGCCATTGCTATCTACATATGTCTTGACACCATAGTGTCTCATTGTCTGATCATTGATAGACCTAACAGTCCTATAGACAGGTGTCAGTACCTCGGTAGGCACTGGCTTAATGTTTGTTTGTTGTTGGTTCATATCCCAATCGTCTTTCTCTTGTTCTTGCCCCATGACAGGGTATGTTTCTGATGCCCACTCAAACTTTGTGTCCTTTGTTCTAGGGTACACCCTCTCGCAGCTATGACACCTACCTGAACAACTCTCTAGGTTGTAGCTGAAGGCATCGGTGCTGCCACAGTCTTCGTATGGACATTCTTTGTGGCTTAACCAATTGCTCATAATATCTGATCCCAATAATCTTGTGTAAACATGTCTAAAATGCACAGTATCTCCTTAGATGTCAATGACTTTAAGTCCACCGCCTTTCGACTATCATTATTGTATGCCTCAGTGATAGCAAACTCAGGCACTCTTTCAACTACGAACTGGTGTTCTTCCCAATAGCCTATACCATCCTGCCAAACCTCACCGAACACCTCTAGTTCTTTAGTGCCTCTCATTATGTATGTTCTGTATTCCATTTATTTTATTCCCTACTCTTGACAGATGTAAAAATGTTGATACCCTAGGGCTTGTCCCTGACAAGGGTTCTATAGGTTAATTCTTTAAGATAACTATAGTCTTCTTCTATATCATCTACTGTAGGCATCTTATCCAACCATACAGCATCATCTATTTCTTTGATTAAATCATCATGGTATTTATGTAATGGTGTATCTTTAGACATCTAACAGCTCCATACTATCTGAATATAGATTACAGTAGTCTAACCTTTTAGTATCAAACATATCTATATTTATTAGTTGTTCCAGTACACTACCATCACTCAGTTCAACGTAAAGTGTACCCCACTTGTCATATACGTGGGTTACATCCTTATCTGTCATCCCTTTGGGTAACTCAACGTATGCATGGGCAAAGGCCGTGTAACTTCCTTCAAGTTTAAGTGTATGGTTCATAACACCCACCCCCATACTAGAGTTAATGCCAGGCTAAACGTGTACATGACACCAATGGCTGCGAATGCTAGTGTTAGGTATACCAATGCTGTCATAAGCCTATCCTTTCGTTGTTCTTTCAGTTTATGTTCTGTTGTATTAAAGTACTTGCTCATTTTGTATTCCTCTCTTTGACCCAAAGTCTTTTAAGTTTATTATTCCTACCGCCTTTTGCACCTGTCTCCTGCCTATTCCTTTGAGCTGTCCATTGGTCACCCTCTTTGTAGGTTCTTATGTTGAATACTTCACGCATTCTTTTGTTCTCTTGCTTGCTTACTGTTTCATGTGCAAGCCGTAGCCTATCTTCAACGTCCATCATTTGCTTACCTCCTGGATTTGATTTGTTATTCCTTTGATTGCCTCATACCTTTTGACAACTTGTAAGGCTTCCGCCTTTGTATCTGTTGTCTCATAACATACTACAGCCCCAGTCTTATTGCTTATTGTATTTACTTTGTATGTATTCATTTCATTTTCCCTTCTCTAAATACATTTCCACTGTATTAACTCTGTATCCACACGTCAAACATTTCTTACGGCGTTTAAATGATGGGTAGCCTACCTTAAAATATTCTCTTGTGTCAATTACTTTTAGCTTACGCCTATAGGATTTGACTAAACACTCAGGGCAATAGCTTAAAGATTTATTCATTTTACTTGCTCCATATAGCTTAGAATGTGGGCTATCACATCGACAGTGAAGCCGTTGCCTAGCATCTTGTACCTTTGGGTATTGCTAACGCCTTCAGTGTATCCATCTGGCACTGTCTGAAGACGTTCGCATTCTATTGGTGTTAGCTTACGCCATGTCATATCTTCAACTAGTATGCTATCCTTAGTTACTGTGGTTAGACAGTTAGTCTTATCATCTTCTCTAACCTCAATCCTTTGCTTTAATGGTATGGATTTATCATGATCTTTACGAGTACCATTTTCGTCTAGCCTACGTCCAACCATACGCCCACCTTTAACCAATACTTTAGGTTCTCTATGACCACCACCCATCGTCGTTAGGGTTGGTGCTTTACCTTCTGGATGGTAAACTCTTTTGATAGACTGGTTGCCGTTCAAGTCAGCATCTCCGACGTGACACAAACCATTAGGGCTAAATACTAGTTGTCGCCTATGCTTTTCAAAGTAACTCTTTAAGTTACCACCTTTAAAATAGTTTGCATCAATACAGTGAGATTTTTCTCTATCTGTTACACCATTTTCCAAGATATCTTTAAGGACTACGCCTTTATCTTTAGGTTGCTCAATGCCTTCAATGTTAGTCCAATAATACCTCTGCCTATTTTGTGCTGACACCAATGCACTATTGATTAGATGCTTATTGACTACGCCTAACGCCTGTTCAGTATGGTGCGTGATGTACTGCTCGAAGTCAGCTTTCATCTTTACATTTTCCATAAGGAATTTTGCATTTGGATTTGCTTCTAGTACATGCTGTATAATATCCAAGGTTACCCAAAACAGTTGACCTCTATTGTCTCTGTCACCTAGCCTAGCCCCTGCCATTGACCAGGACTGACAAGGGAAGCCCGCCACAATTAAATCTATAGTTGACCAATCAACGTCCCACTCTCTCCACTTAGTAACGTCGCCTAGTGGTATTGTGTCAGGGAAATTCTTTTGAGTAATGATTGATGCATACTTGTCCCACTCAGCAGCATAATATTTTTCTGGCCTAACGCCTAACGATTTAAGGGCTAGTTGCGTGCCTGACATACCATCAAATAAACTTAATACATTCATTTTAGTTCTACCTCTTTAATAATAAATAAAGCTTTATCCACATTGAGTATATCGTCAACATTCCATAGCCTACAGTCTTCAGCTTTGTCTGATGTTCTTAAAATTTGGGTAGCATATACTTCATAACCTTCTCTATAAGCTTGTATAGCATATGATTTTTTATATGTTTGTATTTCATTATTCATTTTATTTACCTCTATATTCTTGTTTATCCCAATAATCTAAAGCTTCCGCCTTAGTCATATGACCCCAACGCATTGCGTCCTCAATCCATTGCCTTTTGAATTTACTCCAGTGTCTTTCACTATCCATTTTATTTCTCTTTCTGTTTTGGTTTAGTATTATCTAGTGTCACTCGTTAGTGAATGACACCAATAATATTAATAATCTAAATATGCATCACCTTCAATCGTGATGCTAGGGTTATCAGCATTGCATCCAAAAGCAAGGGCAAGGGCTTTAATGTCATCATCAATAGCACAACCGCCTTCCGAATTAATCCATTGGCCATCACCTTGGTAATTTAGACTGATATAATTATCTTGAGTTAGGCCAGTAAACATATCTTTTGTTTCACTATCCTTATCTTTTAATTCAATACCAAACCCACAGCTTTCAGTTACAACATTCCAAAACTCAGCATGACAATCTAACTTGAATAACTTTGCGTTAGTGTAACCGCCCCTAACATCAGCCCCGCCATGAATTTGCAATAGTAGATATGTCTCGTCATCACGTTCTAATAACTCACCCTGTAGAACCTGACTATGAATTGAAGCCCAGTTATAAGTATTAAAGCCCTCATCCATATTATTAAAATCATGCTTATTGAGAAAACCTACACCACCCCAACAAACACCATTATAAACATCGGACCATTCGCCTACTTCAATTGAATTAAATTCATGGCACAAATTATCAAGCTCTATAACACCTGATGTAAGTAAATGAAATATATTTACACATGGATTAATTTCATAACTACCCCAATGATCATTATAGTATATTTCAGCGGTAGCACTCGGTAAGCTTTGAAAGTATTCTACAGTTTTACCTTGATTTCGTTGCCAATTGCGACCATTTGAACCCCCACTATCTAACATATGAGAGCCAGTGTTTTCAGTCATCATGTTAGCAATTGTTTGTTTTACTGTAAGTTTCATTTTATTTCTCTTTCTGTTTAAGTAATGACACAAATATAGATGTAAGGTTTTCAATATGTCAACCCATAAAATAAAATAAATGATAATAATATTCATACTATATAATGCATGGATAAAACGAACGTGTCTCATTGTGTCAATCTGTTTGGATCATCCTTGGATTTGTCATGAATTACAGTGGGTTAAATCAACTGGTGATTGCTTAGGTTTATTGCCCTGACAATCTTTAAGCACCCCTGTGTCATTCCTACAACACTGCGATGGATTTACCACAGTGTGATACTTTTGCAACTACCTAGGGTGTAACATTTGTGCAACACTAGGGTATTGACCAAGGGGGCTTGGGGGTATCCTTCTATATGTACATTGTACCAAAACATTTTCTAAGGATTTTCTTAGGCATGCAAAAAGAAACCCACCAAAGGAGTTAACCAATGGTGGGCTACATGTAATATCTGTATGGGTGGTGGTGCCTACAGTAGAATCTGGACGTGTCCCTAAGCTCTACCGTAAGTACCTTGCGTAGACTACCAAGCTTAGATAAACATTAGAGTAATGGATTATACCTTGGTATTACTATAGTATATATACTTATACCGCCTGGCGGCTAGTAATGAAATTATACACCTTATTCTTACTTGTGTCAATACCTTTACCTACATTTGAGTATATTCTGTAAATAAATAAATAAAGTGTTGACATATATATCACACCCATGGTATACTACGTAAATTATTAATAGTAAAGAGTGTGAAACCAAACATGATGTTCCAGTACGAAAACTTCAAAGGCTCTAACGGCAAGACAAAAACTAAGAGCTTATTCTATGAGTTATGTTATTCGGATACAGAAGATGCTGTGTTCACACTTAAAGATAGAGACCTAGAAGCTCACGGCAAGATGTACTTGTCATTACAGAAGCTATACCTACAGATGGCTCCAGCTGACCCAACAGAGTACGAGTTTGCTCAGACAGTCTTTGGTTCTTGGGATATATGGCAGAACGTGTCAAATGCATCAGGCGTTAAGCCTCACATATCCAGATGGAGAAAAGAGGTAGAGGTTAAGGTTAAGTCAGAAGCTATCAAAGCTATAGCTGAAGAGATGAAGTCTAACGGAAGAAGTTCCTTTAGTGCAGCCAAACTCTTATTGGATAAGGGTTGGTTAGACAAAGATACAGCTTCAGCAGCTAAAGGTAAACTTAAAGCTAAAGAAGTAGAAGACGAAAACAAAGCAGCACTAAATCTTCTCAATGAAGATGCTGAACGATTAGGCTTGAATAGAGCTAACTAAAATTAAAACAATCCACCACTGGTAAAGGATTATACACCATGACTAAAAAACCTGACATAACTACTATAGCATCAGGCTATTACAGTAGACAAGCACTCAATACAAACTTTGAAAACCTACAGAATGGTTTTAATAACACACTGTCATTAGATGGTAGTGCACCTAACTCTATGAGTGCTGACATTGATTTAAACAGCAATGATTTACTTAATGCTCGTAACGGATCTTTTCAAGGTCTAGTAGTAGCAGGTACTGCTGTACAACCAAAAGACTTAGAGGCAACTGGAGCTTCTGTTGTTACAGAACAGTTCACAGGTGATGGTTCTACAAAAACATTTACACTTACTTATTCTCCTGGGGTCAAAGATCATACAGGTGTTTTTATTGAAGGCATCTACCAAAAGAAAGATGGGTACTCTTTATCTGGAACAACACTTACTTTTATTATAGCTCCCCCTTTAAATGCAGAGATTGAAGTTCAAGTATTCCGTAGTCTTATAATAGGAACAACTACAGCTACCAACGTAACCTACAACCAAGAAGGTACAGGTGCTGTTGACACAACACTAAAAGCTAAATTACAAGAATCAATATCTGTTAAAGACTTTGGTGCTTTAGGTGACGGATCAACAGATGATACAGCAAGTATTCAAGCAGCTTTAACAGCAGCAGCAGGAAGTAATAATGTATACCTTCCAGCTAGTACTTATATTGTCAGTGATACTATATACATCCCAAGTAATACTTTTTTCTTTGGTGACGGTCAAAACAGTGTTATCAAAATGGTTTCTACCCAAGGACGTGACACAACAGTTGTTATGACAGGTTTTAGAAATAACAAACGTGAAAACATTGTCATTCAAGACATGGAGATTAACTTTAACCGTAGCAGGTGGACAGTAACAGGTGGTACTAAACTAACAGATGCATTCAGTGGTACTGCTGGCTATGACACATACCAGGATAACAACGGAACAGCATTAAGTATTTGTTACTCAGAAAATGTACTTGTTAAAAATGTTAGAGCTATAGATGGTTACAAACATTGTATAGACATACAGGCTCCATCTTACAGAACAGGAACAGACGGTGCTACATATGATAGTCAGCCGTCTAAGAATGTAACACTTGAAAGTTGCTATGCATCAGGCGGTGGTGATGACAACATAACATCTCACCACTCTACAGACATTAACATTACCAACTGTTGGTCAGAAAACCCATCTGGTGTTATGGTCCCTCAAAACTCAAACTGCTATGAGATTGACGATGGTAGTCGTAATGTTTTTATAACTAACTGTGTTGCTATAGGTGGTATGTATGGTCTTCAAATCAAAGGTCACGACTATGCACCAGCTCCCTATAATGTTACCGTTAGTGGCCTTCGTGCTGTAAACAATGCTCAGGGTGTAGAACTAAGACACTCAGGGTGGTATTCTAACTCTGTTTCATTTAGTGGTGACGGAAGTACAACAGCATTTACATTACCTGCTGGTTATACTCTATCACCTGTAGTTTATATAGGTGGTGTCAAACAAACATCAGGTTACTCTGTAAGTGGTGTTATATTAACATTTTCTTCAGCACCAGCATCAGGTACAGACAACATTGTAGTTTACAAGTCTGACTCAGGAGAAGACCCTGAGATTGTTGACGAAGAAGGTAACGTAATTGCTTACACAGGTACAAGCCCTACAGCACGTAATGTTATGCTTTCAGATATTTCTATTATAGCTCCAAGAGAAAAGGTACATCCAACTGTAACAGGTTCAAACATCCCTGCTCAAGTCACATATGGTGCTAAATATGGTATGCGTATTCGTTCATATGAAAATGTACAACTTGTTAATGTCAGCTTTAACGACAGCACACTAGACTTAGCAGGTGATTACGAAGCAGCTACAGCAATGTACGGTGACACAGTTTGTAGAATATACTCTGGTGCATCTAATGTTATTATACAAAACATGTCAATCTACGGATTTGGTGCAGGTACCTTGGAAATGGAAAAGGGTCTATCTACAACAAACAGTTTTGTAGGACCTATATATGTTGACGGATTTATCTCTAGCAACGGACCTGAGCATCCTATTAGAATGAGCAGTGGTGAGAGTGTTTACGAAGGCACTGTCAATAACTTTATTATATCTGGTAGTCAAGCTGACAAAGCAGCAGTTCTTGTAACATGTCCAAATGTTCAAGTTGGATCAGGTACTGTTACAGGATACGATGTACCAGTTTCAGGTGCAGGTGGTGCTACAGAAGAATCACAACCTAAAGGATTTACTTTATCAAGAGCAGCAAGATCGTCAGGTGGTACTACAACCACACCTGTCTCTGCTGTAAACCTTGATTGGTATGAACCTGATGGTCAGAACTTAGGTGCAGGTGAAGGTCTTAAACAATCCTGGAGAACTAAGCTACAGGCTGACTCTACTCCTATTGAAGTTGGGTATGTAGGGTTTATTAAAAGTGGAGCTACAGACGCAGAAAGAATGCATGATTTTGTCATAGCTAACTCAGCTGACGGTGGTGACACAGCAGCAACACCTAAGTTTGAAGTAGCACCAGACGGTACAACAAGACCATCAGGAAACGGTACTCAAAAGCTAGGTGACAGTAGTCACAAATGGAGTGAAGTGTTTGCTAGTAACGGCACAATTAATACTTCAGATGAACGTCAAAAACAAGACATAGTAGATATAGATGCTGCTGAAAGTAGAGTAGCTTTAGTCTTAAAAGGTAAACTAAAGAAGTTTAAATGGAAAGACGCAGTATCAGCTAAAGGTGAGAATGCTCGAATACATATAGGTATAATGGCTCAAGAAGTACAGTCTGCATTTGCAGCTGAAAGTTTAGATGCTAACGACTATAGTATGTTTTGTTATGATCAATGGACTACAGGCTCAGAGGAAACTGGTGATTTAGAAACACATGACAGTTATGGTGTTAGATATACCGAACTTCTAGCATTTATAATCTCTGCAATGTAAAGGATAAATAACGTGAGTGATTTTGGAACAAACCCTACATTTAAAAATGTTGATGTAAACGGCGATCTTAATGTAGATGGTGACCTTACATTAACAGATATAACTTTAACAGGAGACTTAACAGTATCAGGTACTGTAGACGGACGTGACATCTCCGCAGATGGTACTAAACTAGACGGCATCGAAGCAGGTGCTACAACTGACCAAACGGATGCTCAAATAAGAGCTGCTGTTGAAGCTGCCACAGACAGTAATGTATTTACAGATGCAGATCATTCTAAGTTAAATGGAATAGAGGCTGGTGCAAACATAACAGATACAGCTAATGTAACATCTGCTGGTGCTTTAATGGATAGTGAGGTTACTAACCTTTCACAAGTTAAATCCTTTGATTCATCTGATTATGCTACAGCAGCTCAAGGTACTAAAGCAGATGATGCTTTGCCTTTAACTGGTGGTACAATGTCAGGAGATTTAGCATTTGGTGATAATAACAAAGCCATCTTTGGAGCAGGGTCTGACCTACAGATTTACCATGATGGGTCTGATAGTTATATTAGTGACCAAGGTACTGGAAATTTAATTGTCAAAACAAACGGCAACAACATTCAGTTTGAGGATAGTTCTGGTAACGATATATTTAAGGTAACGCCTACTGTCACAAATATCTATCATGGAACATCAGGCATCAAACTAGCTACAACATCAACAGGCATAGACGTAACTGGCACAGTGAATGCAACAGCATTTACAGGAGATGGCTCTGGGTTAACTAACTTACCTCCTGGTACAACTATAGGTGGAAACACTGGGGTTTCCTTTAATG